GTGCTCCGCTTAATGCTTGATCGGCCTGAGCAATCACGTTCGAGATATTTGTATGCGTGAAAGTGGCAATGATTGTTGTTCCCTGCATCAGTCTGACTGTCAAATCGATCTGCCTTCCTCCACTTGCAGTCTTCTTGTAGCGATAGCTGACAATATGATTTGACGAACTCACTGGATCGGTGGTGGTTGTAGTCAATCCAACCTCACACGTATCGCTTGCGGGGTTGGTTGCGGAGACAATCAGATCTGCGTCTGAGGCGGTGAACTCATCAATCTTCTGGAACAGGGGAGTAGCTGACCATAGCCCTACGGAAATATCAGAAATCGGAGTCCCAATCTGAACTCTGTCAGTCGAGACGGCATCACTCATGGATGAGTTGGTGTCGCTTAAACTTAGTGTCAATCCAGAGGTGTTGGCTTTGACTACGGAGATTGCATCACGCCAGCGTGGTTTCTTCTGCACAAAAGCATCGGCCATTGCTGGCAGTGAATCGCTCAAGTTTTGAGTAAGCGCAGAGGAGACTGAGGTCTGTACCACAATCGCGTCACGCCAACGCGATGGGCCTCGTTGGGTGGCGCAACTATCTGTGAGTGTGAATGAATCACTGACAACGACTTGACGCAGGACAGAATCAAGATTTACGGCTATAGCGTCAGATTGGGTTAACTGTTCTCCTGTGACCCCTATATCCCAGATCGATCCAGATCGAGCTGTACCATCTGCAGGCTGAATCGAACTATCCGAAAGGATCTCACGCTCTCCTTCAATCATCGAGAAAGCGTCTGTTTGGGTTAGTTGTTCCGTGAAAGACTTAAGGCCATTGGCTCTTTGGGCATAAGCATCAGCAAGGTTATTTATTGATTCGGCTTTAACAATCAGCCCGTTACCCAGCAAAGCAACATTGTCACTAAGATTGTTTATGCTCTCCGTAAACGACAGTCGGCAATCAATCGTCTTTGTTACCGAGTCGGTAAGGGTGAACTGATCGGAGAATGCGATTAATCCGTCTCCGCGTTGCGCGTAAGCGTCAGAGAGGGTTAAAGCCTCTGCGAAAGACTTAAAGCCTGCCGAGAACAACGTAATTGAATCGTCGAGGCTGAAGGAGTCTGATCTTTGTATGGCAAAGTCAACGCCTTGGGGGATGGCAATAAAGAATTCATCCCAGTTATAAATTGAGTCCTCAATAGTCAGGAAGATCTGCCCAAACGTAGCGATAGAGTCCGCCAGAGCGATCTGATCGGACGTAGACAACCCAAAGCCTATTCCAAGCCCGTCTGACAGCCCAAGCGCGTCAGCAGCCTCAAGGGGATAGCCAATGGTCAGGGTTAGAGCGTCCGAAAGGCTGAAAGAATCGCTGACAGACTGGCTCGGCCCGATTTCCAGATAATCCGTGAGGGTAAACTGATCTTCAGTGGCCAGTCCGAACCCAACCTCCAGGCCGTCAGTCAGGCTCATGAGGTCTGATAATTCGGATAAGTATTGGAGACTTAATTCAATCGCGTCTGTTTGGGTTAAAGCGTCCGCGACGGACATTCCCTGCCCGAGTGAGACGCTATCCGTAAGAGTAAAAGTATCGCTGAGACCTACTCCTATTCCCCGATCAATAGTGAAGGAATCGAGAAACAGAAAGGCGTCAGCAACATCCGCCGATATACCTATGGAGAGGGATAGAGAATCAGAAAGCGAGAAAGAGTCCGAAAGGTCCAGGGTAAGATCAACCGCGATCCCGAAGCTATACTGAAAGTCATCGTCGAAATTATTTAGATTGTCTGAGACGGTAGCAAACTTCAACTGTGACACCACAGCAGATGGCGCAATCGAAGTAATTCTCCGATCCTCGGGTGGTACTTTGATTTTACGTCCCTGCTTCATGGTTCTACTGTCACACTCCGATCGTCTCGTCTTACTCGAATGATTATTGAAGGATGAGGAACGTTAAGACTTAAAACATCCTGCCAATTATTAAGATCATCGCTTAACACTACGGGCAGACCAAGACTAAACTGAAACGCATCCGTGAGCGTGAACGAGTCGGCTAGTATTTCTCCACCACTGGCCCCCAGAGCTACCTCAATGTTGTCATCAAGATTAAATGAGTCACTTAACGGTAAGAATCCCGACTCGATTGCTCCGTAGCTATCTGTCAGGAAAATCGAGTCGCTACATGGAACTATCTGACCCTCTCCTAATGAGCAAGCATCCAACCAGGCATTGACAGAATCAGAGCAGGGAACTAACTGCCCCTCAGTCTTAGTGAGACTATCTGCAAGGATGTTTATGTCTTCACTGAAGGTCTTTAGTTGCCCTTCAACTTGTGAGTAGGCGTCAGCAAGGTTGTTGATCGATTCGGCAAATGAGAGCCTTTGATCTTCAATCTGAGCGTATGAGTCTCGCCAACGTGGTTTGTTCGAATACCAAACTGTGTCAGATAGCGCGGGCAGGGAATCGGTACAGGTAATTGATACTGGCCCAACTTGAGCGTAAGCATCGGCAAGATTATTTATGTTATCGCTGAGAGCGAGGCCAAGCGCCGGGCCTGAATCAACGGTCTTAGTAAAACTATCCTGCCATCGAGGCCGTTTACCATAAACAAAGTAATCAGCTAAGAGGTTCGCATCATCCGTGAACGTTAAGCGCAGCCCTAAAACTTCCGTATGGGCATCGGCAAGATTATTGATCGACTCGCTAAAGCTCTTGGGAATGCCAATAACAATCGTCGGTGCCGCATCAGCGAGAGTATTGTGATTGTCTGAAAGTGTTTCCGGTAGATCGGAGACGGACGTGGGCGCGTCGATGTAGGACGAGCCGTTAGCATCAATGGTTCCGGTCTTATTTCCTGAGCCCGACGGTCTGCGATGCTCCCAAACCAGCGCTAATTGATCGTTTGCGGCCCATGTTCCCAGGTCAGCACTGAGGTTATCGTCATAAGTTCCCGTTGCTGATCTGGTTGTCCCGTAGCCCGTCTCGGCCTGCATAGTGCCGCTTGAGTTGCGCCGCTGAACTTTCAGACGCATTTCATACGGCGTGGTCATTGCCGAGACTACGTAGTGAACGGCCCACGTCTGTGACCCACTGGCAAACTCCGCTGCGCCTATTCCCGTTCGTACTAAAGTGCGGGCCAGTTCAAACGTGGCGTTTTGAGTATTACCTGAAGCAATAGTTGTCCCGCTCGCCGTCGTCGAGATCGTCGTGGTATTGATCAGGTAATTTCGTTGTGTGCCCATAAAAACAAAAGGCCGACTAAAACAGAGTTAGCCAGCCCTTATAAATTCCTGATTGATCCAGTTTCCAGTTAAAGCCAAAGACTGAGCAAGTAATAGTCGATGACTCTTGAGAAATTCAGAACGTGTCGGGGCCACAATCGCGTGTGACCATGTTGTAGTTTTAGGCAAACTAATAACCCGTGGCGCCCCATCCGTAAGCGTCACAATCCGATCTGAAAGATTGAGCGTGATTTCAGTCATGCGACGGAACTTTCCACCAATAGTTCTTACAGTCACAAAGTTCGCAAGGTAGATCAGTCTCAAGTGGAGATGATTTGTGGCTTTTTAGAGTATGGGTACAGGCGCAAACGTCAACCACATCTTCCTGACTCGTTTCACTCATCATTTTCCTTGGCTCCTTCATTCATACCAACACCGTCGCCTCATCAAATACTGTCTGCACCGTAACTCTACCTTTGTACTCCCCTCGTGGTGCGCGTCTCTTGATTATAAACTGCGCTTCAGCTTTCCCGATATCATCAGTAACGCTTAATGCGCTGGCTATCAGACCGTTAGGATCAATCAAAATAAATGCCGCCGCTACTCCTGCTCGTTGTGGAGTGATGAAAGCGGACATTTGAACAATCGTGCGAGCGAACAAATAGGCAAGCGGGAGAGATATCAACCCTTTGAGAATTACTCGCCTATTCGTTTACTTACCTCGTTTCATTACTGGTTGCTTAGTTTTCTTGTGTCCATTCTTTTTTGCCTGCACTATCTCGCCTAGTGGTTTGGGAGCGTTCTTAGGGACCTTGCGCCATGCCCTCATACATAGATTGTAGTGCATCAATTCCACGTCAATGCGTTTGAATCCGCGCTCCGTCAGCATCTCCGTGAGCACCTTAGGAGTGAAACCCATTTGATGAAAATTCTCGCCATAGCTCTGCGCACCATATAGAACGTTCATCACATCGTTATTGATCGTGCCTTTTACGATCTCCTTTGCGGCCCATTCAATATTAGGCACTATCAACCGAAACTCGCCGTCGTCCTTCAGTATTCGAATCCACTCATCAAGGATCTCGGGGACAGCATTACGCGGGAAATGTTCGAGCACATGACTGGAGTAGACAATATTAAATTCTCCGGTCGCAAAAGGAAGTTTTCTCAGGTCACAACGATAGTCAGGGTTCACATTCTCTCGAATATCAACCGTTAGGACATCGCCCTCATCAGTCGTGTAAGGGTTCTCGCCACAGCCAAGATCAACAATCTTCTTCGTTCCTTTGGTCCATCCTGCCCTGCGTCGAGGCAAACAGTCAGGAGGTAAGACCGTAGGACTCATTGTTTCGATGGACCAATGCTCACATAACACTGAGGCATCGGCATAGACTTTCCACCCTGCTTTAATTGCACGATCGCATAGCCATAGATCTTCTGTCCACATTTCTGCTTTAGGAACACCATCCCAATAGGCAGAGGCATCATCTACGGTGTTCCCGCACCACATTGGTTTCCCGTTACGTCGCACGTATAGCACTTCATTCGGCACGGTAGCGCAATAGACTCGACCTTCATAGTTTTCGGTCGAGGCAGAACCGAGCGTTACATAATTAGCTTTACGCTCATAAAGAAAATAACCCGCTGCCGTCCGAGATTTATCTATAACACGATCCCCTACAGTTGCTGCTCGGCCTGCGTACTTCCTGATGGTGGCTGACCGTCCGATCTTCAAGATGATTTCCTGTAAATCATCTGCGAGCTGCTTGCTAGTTGTGAAGTAAACCCTGTCGCCATTTTTGCGAATCGAGCCATCCCCTTTGTTAAACCAAGTCAGAAAGATCTCCAGATAAGAAGCCGGGAGATCCTTGACCCATTGGGGCACGTGCTTGATGTATTTATTGCCTAGCCGAAATAGTTCATGGTGCAGTCCTTTGTCGTTGACTACAAAGCCATGGACGGTCGGCCTAAATCGCCAAGGAAGCTTTTCGAGAAGACTATTTATTTCTGCGTAATACCGACTCTTGGCAGCTTGGGTAATGGCCACCCTCGTCGCGTTGCTTCTATTTGTAGACGGATGTGACGGATAGTTGGCAGGCATACCGGAAGCAACAAATGCCATCGCCTGCTCATAATGCGAGCGAGGATCATCAACGGCGTTCTTCGTAATTCCATATTGCTTGAATGTGCCCTCACAAGAACCTTCGGCGAGGTACAAACCTAAAAACGCTACCCAGTCGGAGAGGTCAATGGATCTTTTAATTGGCTTTGGTCCCGGTCCGTCAAAGACAGATGTCAGTTGAAAGATATCCCCCTCAGGCGGTAAAGTGCCGAGCCAACTGACGGTGCTTGGCACTCTGAATCCTCGTTGTCCTGGTCCACGTTTTGAGAAACGGGACGCTACATCTTTGGCCGCAATGAATTGTAGTGGCCCCTTATGGCCCTCCCTTTTTGTGCAATCGTATTTCCATTCAAACCCATACATACGGTGATTCTCAGTGACTAAGAGATCCGAAGCCTCACCTTTGAAAGATACCATCTCGCCGTTGTGAGGCAGATTCGTCAGACTAGAAGCAAATTGCCACTCAAGCCAGCCGTCCACATTTCTGGTGGCAAACTCATCACTGTCTTTCACGTCCGGCCATGCCAGCCAGCCACGTTTTGTTAAAACCTCTGTGTCGGCTGAGTAGCACTTGAACCAAGGTTTAGGAATACTCGCAAGTGCATCGACTCTCACGAGCGTGCATCCCATGCTAATGCCATCAACTTCAAAAAACTCTCCAACCTTCCAATCCCAATACGGCCCCGCGCCCAACCCATTCTTGAATATCATTGGCATAGCTGGAGGAGATTTATGACAGTAGATCCCGCCGAATATTGCTCCCTCAGGATGATGCTCGGCTTGGTAAATCAATTGTCTTAATGCGTGACCGGGTGGAGTTACATCTTCGTCAATAAAGAAAATAAAACGCGCGCCCATTTCTACTGCTTTTTCCGCTATTTCATTTCGCGCTACGTCGACAGGCTTCATCCACACCGTCATGACGTTCATGTTGTAGCACATGGGTGGATGGAGAGCTGCGTAACTAAATGTGAATTGGGGATGCAGCGGTCTACCGCTCAGGGGGATTCCGGTTAGCAGTCCCGTTCGCATAGGGTGATAACCGGGCTTTAAGGCTGGAATGTTTTCTGACATCTGGCTCCTTCAAAGTACGACTGATTGACTATCTGAAATTGTTTTTCCGTCTACTACTATCTCAACTTTTCCTACATAAGTTCCGTGAGGGTATCTCTGTCCTAATGAAAACTGAGCAACTGCCTTACCTTGTGTATCTGTGAGAATAGATTTTGTAACTAATGAAGCGTCAGGTTTCTTCAGGGTAAACTTTGCCGGATAACCCAACGCCGCTGGGGTTAAATTAGCTGAAAGATTTACTGCGCGAGGTTTCATATTACTTGAATGAAAAGACGAACGTTGGAAGTCGTGACATTGCCAGTCACATTCGGATCGTTCAGCGTTAACAAGTTGTCGATGTTTGCGCCGATATCTGTTCCGTCTAGCGCAGCATTCTTGTATGGACTTCCTGATCCTAAGTGATAATCGCCCCCGGCATAGTTGACGAATTGAATATCACTCACATTCGCGGGGAAGAAATTATTAGCCGGATAGTCGCCAGATGATCCGCCTTGAAGCACGTTCTTTGAAAACGTATAAGACGAGGGATAGAAGAGATTTAGGGTCGAGGTTCCCACGCCTCCTCCAGTACCTTTCACACCGTAGGTATTGTGGAAGAAAATGTTGTTGGTGATTACCAATCCTGTTCCTGTTTCTCCGTCAAATCCTACCGCGGTTGTGCCGTCGGCAAATGCGGTGTTATGGTTAATGGTTGGATTAGTTGGGCCACGAAGAATCTGTAGCCACGTCCCAGCGGCAGACCCGCCAGAGTTCCATGTTGTACTGATATCCTCTAACAGGTTGTTCTTGATCGTGAGGTTGGTCATCGACGCCCCAATATCATCTCGACCTCTAATGTTTATTCCTGATCCTGAATGGCGAATGATATTATTCGCAAACACCACATCATCAATTCTGGCCCAACTACTTGAGTCGTCGATGCAAGTAAACAACACTGCATAGCCAGCTTGAGAGTCTTGCCAGTTGTACTCGAACAAGTTGCCCCAGATTTGCACACGACGAGCGTTCTTGATTTCAAAGATGTTCTTAACCGACCAGTGAATTCCTGCATATGAAGGATCGTTAGTCTTCCATGTTAAAGGCTTAGAACAATGGTTGAGATTAAACGTAATGTCGGAAGGGATCAGGTTAGTGATTGAGGGAGCGGCACCGCCGAAGATAATGTTTTCCCCAGCAGCAATTAGTCGGTTATTGGTGATCGTGAATGGACCCGGCCCATTCCATCCCGCTATCGCCTGCGAGTCTTGGCCAACGACTTTGAAGTCTGAAATATAGCTATTCGTGATCGTTGTATTGGAACTTTGCAGAGAGATACCGCGCTTGAGTGATTGAGAAGTAGTTGCAGCGTGGATATAGCATCGGTCGATAACGATGTCATCCGGCACTTCAGAGAGTTGATCCTGAGCACTTGAGCCATCACCAAGAGAGACCAGATCATTGATCGACACTGAACCCGTGGAAGTAGTAATTTCTAATCCCAAAAGCTTCCAGTGGGCGGCGCTAACGGCAGTAAGGATCGCGCTTGTGTTGTCCGTCGCGGTGACAATCTTCGGCATGTGCGAGACATCTGCTGGGGCAACGCGAACGCCTTCTGCGAGGCTTGCCAGATCAGAGCTGCGGATGGTTACATATCCACTGCCTGAGTGGACGGGAAGCGTGAATGGACCGGTAAAGGTAGTTCCTGCGGTAAGAGTAATCGTGTCACCGCCAACCGAACCTGTTAAGGCGGTCGAGAAGTCCCCAGATGTGTTGCAAACGAAGTCAGACATCTTCTAAGATTCCCGTATGAAGTGGTACCTTCAATGGTTTATTGATCGCCCTGACTTGCTTAAAATCGTATTCCCCATCTTCTTTCTTATAGCAATTCTTGCCCTGTTTGCGTTTCGTAAACCCAAGCAAGATTAACTTTTAAAGGAACGCTCAACATGATCTGCTCAGCTTGCCAGCGAAAACGCCATAGCCACTGCACTGAACCCTCGACTTGTGCTTGTCAAAACCATTTCTGCTCCGTCTATTACCGACGGCGTGTGTCTCAAAGCATCTTTGCCCGCCTGCGTGCGTGGCTCAAAAGCTAGTCAATAAACATATGGGCCAACACCGTAACCGATGAGTTGCCCGGATCGGTAAGAGTCCCAATTTTTACGATCAGGATTCCAGACGAAACGTTGACGCTAATTGAAACGTTTTGTGTCGGCCAGTTAGCCCTTGTTCTCGACACACCAGTAGCATCAAGAAAGTTGTCCGCTGTCACGCCGCCAACTATGTCAATAATGGCGCGACTGGTGGTGTTATCTAAGACCTCTACATACTGATCGGTATGACTAGCCCCTTGATCTCCAATAGCTAAATGTATAGTGTAAGTCCCGGCTGATAGATCAACCCTGAAGCTATTCCTGGTGCCCGTATTGGATTGATAATGAACACCAGCGAATCGGGGATCGACAGAACTGCTCCTGTCTACTTCCGCCGCCGTTGAACTCCACCCAAATGTAACGCCACCACTGGTAACGGGGTAAACATCAGTACCATTCACAAAGATTTGATTAGCGCCATCCGTGACGAAGGCTAATGTGTCGCGGAAGTTGAAGCCTTTATTAAGAGATGCACCCCCGCCCGGCACAAACCCTGTAGTAGCCGATCCCGTTCCATCAGCATCAATGTCATCCGCCGCTGTGATTTGCCAACTCATAAGTTAGTAAAGAACAGAAAACTTCTTCTTGAAACTTTCATCATCAACATAAAATGGATCTTCCCACGGCCCTTTGACTTCCCACCTGTCCTCAACCCTACGGACAGAGACCACCGAAGGACTCATGAAGTACCGCTCGTACTCTGACTTTTCTTCTTTCTTAGGCTCAGGAGCAGACATTTACATCACGCCTTCAATCTGGGTTGTATGAGGAGTCTCTAAGTGTTGCTTGAATTCAGCGCCCGAATTAGGAGCAGTTGTGTCCCATTCCCGCTTGCAATCAGGACAAATAAAACGCGCCCCACCCAACTCAAATGGATCTGCCATGTTGAGCGCGTCACTGCAATTGATCGTGATGTTTTCCTGATCTGCGGCCCAGTGTGTTGAAACCGTGTCTGAGGCTTGGATCTTCTCGACGATCACGGTATTCGCGCACCAGGGACGAAATATCAGCCCAATCCATATCCACCCCAAAACTATGGAGATTGCGAAAAGAATCCATTCCATGAATTTAGAGTTTAACTGTTCTTAGAAGGTTAGGTTTTGAGGCGGGCAAGAGGGTATAATAAGCAAGCCGCCAGAGTGCGTGAAACACTCCAACGGCTCTAAGCCACAACGCAACTAGCCAAAGGAGTTGACGCCATGACCTTTCCGAATACTACCACCGAGCAAGACCTTCGTCACATCGCATTTGTAGCAAGCCACGAGGCATTAAAATACGACGGTGGGCGCAGTACATGCATTCTCACTACAGCCGCCTTAATTCATTGTTTTGAGTCATGGCGATGTGATGTATTTCCCCTCAGACTAGAAACCGTAATCAGGTCAGATAGGTATCCCAATCAAGCCGTGGTTCTCGGATCTTTCGGAGACGGCTCTCGACAACCTGCCGCCGCGCCCGGTATGTGGAAGGGCCACTTAGCACTCGTAGTCAACGGGACATACTTAATCGATGCCACAATTGATCAATCTCAAAAGGCGGGCTCATGGATTCGTATTGAGCCGCTAGTACGAAAAGTATCGCCAGAATTCCTGAATGGCTCGGAGTTTTTATGGTGCTCGCTAGGTAATGCAGAGATTCGATGCAAGGCATACCCACACAAGGGCGGATTCAAGCACGCTGCCGACTGGCGGCGATGTTGGTGGCATCCCCTTGCCATGAATATAAAAACAAGACTCTGGACCGAAGAGTGGCGACCGATACAGGGCTTTGAGGGTTTATATGAAATCTCAGATTTGGGAAGGGTCCGCAACGTTGCCGAACGACCTCGCACATACGTCGGGAAGATACTAATACCGTCAAATAAGCCGAACCGTTATCCGCTGGTCATCCTTGTCAAGGGCGGGGAAAAGCGATATGGCAAGCACGTTCACAAATTGGTAAGCGAGGCATTCATTGGCCCATGTCCTAAAAGTCAAGAGGTAGATCATCTCGACGGACGCAAGTGGAATAACGCTGCCGATAATCTTGGATATTGCCCGCAAGATGTAAATAAGAAACGGGCGGCAGCAAAGGGGCTAATGCTCAGGGGCGACCTCAGTTCTGCAAGACGTAACCCAAAGACGCTGGCCAGAGGTGATAAGAACGGCGCACGGACGCATCCGGAAAAATTAGCGAGAGGTGATAATCACTGGATGAAGAAGCACGGCGCAGAGTTTTGCGGGGAAGACAACCCCAACGTAAAACTAACCGACTTGCAGATTAGCGAGATAAAAGAAAGCCTAGCGAATGGCGTTCGAGGCGCTACACTCGCTAGGCAATACGGAGTTGGCAAATCCACTATTTCAAGGATCAAGAATGGCTTGAGACATCCGGGTGTTAAACACGCTACGATCACTCCGAGCAAAGGAGCAGATCAATTTGAAATTGTGTAACTTATTGAAAGCGTGTTACTTGTGGCTTTCGAGATTGTCGAGAAAGTTACGTGGCTAAGACAAGTCCCCGCTGTCGCTGCCGATGTGTTAAACAATCCTGCCTCCCCCAAAGTTCCGGTTGCCTGATCAGTGGCGAACTGAACTTCTGCACGCCAGCTTGGAGTACTCGAGGTAAGGTTCGTTGTGGTAAACGTTCCGATCGTCAAGCGTCCTACTGTGGCAGTGATCTCAGAACCGAGGGCAGTGTCTCCGGTAGCCGGGGCAGTGGTAGACGTACCTACTGCGATGGCGTTGATGGAGTTGGTTTGATTGCTGAAGGAGCCAATCTTTTCCAAGACCCAGCGACGACCAGCGGTGACGATGGTGTTGTCTATCCTGCGATAGTCAACCATCTCTCCATTCTGAGCGTTGTAGACTCCTAACTCGATACATCCTCTAAGGTGGATGAAGTCGTCGAGTTCTGTAGTGGTTGACTGGCGTTTTGCCTTTCCCATTTTCTTTTTTCCTCGCAAGTGTGGTACTTCGATGGATTCGGTTGCCCACAAAATCCGCATTCAAGATTCATCTTAAATGTGTCTTCCTGAGCTGGCATTGAATCACCGAACATTGTTTTAGGCTCCTATTGGTGCAACTTGATAAACTTTTACTTTCGCAATTGCTGATGCGGGATAGTAGGTGTCGTCTTTATCGCAGCCGTTAGCAATGATGAATTTTGCCTGATTCTGTGCGGCTGATTTCTTGAATGGGCCAAAGATTACCGCCCCACCCAGAGTTAAAAATACTTTCACTTCCCAGTTGGCCTCTTCCTTGGCTTTTTCTTCTTTAGCTTTCACCATTGACCTTTTCCTTTAAGGTAACACTAAGGCCGTTACGTCTATTGCCCCTGTACTCGTTGTGCCTGTGGCGGCTGTTGCCGTAACTATGAGGGCTTTGAACGCCGATAACATGCCACCATAGATTAGAAAGTCTCCTGCGGTTCCCGTAGTCAGATCCGCCTTGAATCTTTCAGGGGAGTTAGTCTCTCCGAAATCAAATATCGGAGCCGCGCCATCGCCCGCGGCAAACGTGGTCACGACTTTGACGAGAATGATTACATGCCGTGGATATCCTTTGGCCGCTAATAGTGTTTGCGCTCCGTCCGTGGTGCGTATGTAACTAGCCGGTATTACCCGAAGGGGCCGAAAACATTGACGTACCATCGGGAAACGTAATGCTGTCGTCGGTAATGTTTACCTTGCCGGGAAAATCATCCCATTCGCGACTAAACGGCATCTTTCTCCTTTGCTAAAGTAACTCTCAGGGGCGTCTTTTTCTTCTCTTCATTCAAGGGCTCGGCAACCTTTCGCTGTATCAATAACTCGGCCACACCCCTTCCGAAATCCACGATCTGACCTGCGGGGAACATCGAATACGGCTTAATTAGTTTTAATTTCATCTTCTTTTACTTCAACCTCTAAATCTCCACCCGCATCTTTGGGCTGGCCCTTCTCGTTGTACTCGCCAACGTACTGATGAGTGGGGGCAAAACTCTGATCGGGCCATGCGATCATGTTTTGTAAGTGCCCGATCCTTACCTCATTCGCCATCTGCACGTTCAGACCTGATCGTTCGCAGTTGTGCCAGAAGTAAATGTCCTCATCCACGTGGCCCTCGTTCCACTCCCCGCTCTTGTCGGGTATGGCTAAAAACCAGGGCTTAGAAAGCCTTTTCAATGAACTCGACTTAATTAGCGTCAAGCCAAAGTGTCCGGTAGTGATCTTCGTTAACGGTTTCCTGAATTCAGTTTGTGCAACCCTCGTTCTTAGATCGCCGTTTCCGTCGCGCATGGTGAACATCGAATAGTCATTCTCACGCCTGACCTGAACCGGAACTATCACGTCAACATCATCATTCTCGATCGCCAGTTGGCACATTCTGTGAATATGCTTTCGTTCAAATACTGAATCGTAGTCAATGGTGATGATGTAGTCCGCTCCCTTCTTCAGGGCCGTTTCCATCAGTCTGGTTAATCCCTGCCCCCAAAACACTCCTGAGTGACGAAAGACTTCAATCCCCAGCGGCATGAAGGCTGACGTGATTGATCCAAACGTGTCTGTCCACCCCAGCCTCGGACAACTCATAACCCCAACGATCTTGATCTGCTCGTCGTCCTTTACTCGTTCCAACTTCTCGTCGAGGCCAAACGAATTAGAAGGTTTATACCCCAGCCGATTAAGGCTTACGGGTAATCGTGAACAATCATCAATTTCATCTGTCCACGGCCCTATATCTATTAACCCTGCTGACCTGAGAAGACGTTCAAGTAAGTCTGCGTCGAACGCTACCCGGTGAAAGTCGTTCTCATCAATCTGTCCACCAAACAGGTAGCCTTGGATCTTTGGATCTTTGCGGTTATCAATGATCCAGTCAAAATCCGGTACAGCAATTTTCAAACATCCACCGGGCTTTAGTACCCGTACCCAGTCCTTCAAAACCTTTTCTACTTCGCCCCGGTTGAAGTGTTCCAGTATGTGACTGGCCCGAACTTCATTAACCGAGTTGTCGGGATAATCGAGTGGGTATGCTTCCTTGCCTTGCTTGCGGTCAATCGAGACATACCCCTCGACTTCTCCCCCACTCCCGAGATTCAATTTCACCGATTGTGGCTCCTTATCCGGTGAAGGTTTTAGGTAATACGAACGATCTGGTTCACGCTCGCGTTCGTGCTGGCACCTGAGGCCATGTTTGTTACCGACTGTTGTGCCGCTGTGAGTTTTGAAGTCTCAGGGCGTGACAGTCTGGCTACAGCACTGATAACCAGAGACGATGTGCCGTTGGTGATGTCGAGATTCAGATACCGCTTCCGGTTTCTGAGATCGATCTGAAACCTCACCGTTGAATGAGCCAGGTTAGCCGCAGCCAACGTAGCCGATCCCCCGGTGATGGTGGTGAAATTGGAAATCACGGTTGCATCGCTTTCCGTGATACGAAAGACAGAGGGAACGCCGCCATTCGTCGCCAAAGTGCCAAACGTAACATCTACCACTGCATACCTGAATCCACGTGTGTCAAACGTAGTCACAGAAGTTCCGGCTGACGAATAGCTCGCTCCGCCCAGAGTCAGAATTGCTTCATTTTGTGCATTGTTCATAGTTCTCTCCTTACGAAGCGGCAGTAATCAGGCCAACCACCGGACCAGCTTGCCGCGCGCTGGCAGTCGCGCTTGCGTTGCCTACGTCGTGGACGTTTATATCGATCCGCTGCGTGCCTCTGATCTGAAGTTGATCGGTAGCCGTCTTCGAGTATGGATCGAGAAAGACTGTCGTCTGTCGACGATCGCCAAACTTCGACGCCAGCGCCAGATCGCCCAATAGCGCGCAAACCTGAGAGTTGGCTTCTGCCTTCGGCAATACCTGAGCAAACTGCACTGGATAGCCTAAGAACCGAAACGTTCTCATCCCTGCACTAACCTCTGAAGAGGTCACACCACCCGCCGCCAGCGCCAGTTTCTCGGCTACCTGATGGTAGAAGGTTTTATGCATAAACCACTTCGCGTTCGCCGTGTCCGCGTATTGAGGCAACCGGCCCACAACCGCGTTGAAGTCGGCAAGCGTGAGTTCTACGTAGGTATTGCCGGTACCTACTACCAATCCGGCAATGTCTCCGATGGTTGACGACAACCCAAGAAGTTTTTGAATAACTCCGGTGATCCCGCCATAGGTTGACGTACCATCACCATTGAACCCGCATTCGTCTTCCTTGTTCGCGAATGCGTAAGCAATCTCGAACGCCAGATCGTCAGCGATATTGATGATCGCGTCTTCTTGTAGCTCAGAAGAAAAGATCGCAAGTGCGGCCATCTTCTTGGCTACGAGATTGACGTTATCCCACTGCTTCGTTGAGTCGGTTATTGTTGCGCCCTCACCAACGAAGTAAGCTGTCAATCCTCCGGTACGACGTGGAACTGTCTTTGTCTCACGAGCCATTGGGACAACCTTCGAGTTCGGGCGAAACGTTCCAAACTTCTCTTTCAGGTCAATGATAGTGTTGTCGAACTCGGGCGGAACCAATGCGCCGCCATCGGCGTCAACCCCTTCGGAAGCAGCCTTGATTTCCGTGGTGGTTTCAATAGGTATCCCGTTTGCTTTGCACCATTGCTGGGCTTTGACGAACATGGATTTTGTCGGCATTGCCTCGTGCATTACCGCCCCCATAAACCACTGACCAAAGCGATACGCTTTAGTCATCGCTTCCTGCTTCGTGGCTCCGGTGAAGTGCTTAAGGTTGGTAACATAAGGGAACTCGACGACCGCCTTAGTCGGATCGCTGTTAGGGTGAACCATCCTGTTAGTAGGCTCTTTGAATCCCTCAACTCTTTTCTTGTTTGATTCTTTGATGTCGTCGACGGACTTGACTTCCGCAGATTCCGTTTCGAGCGCTGTAACCTCGCCACTCAGAGTTTTAATCTCTGTCAATTCTTCAGTGGTGTTGGCTTTGTCGTCTCGGGAATCCGCAAGTGCGAAAAGCTCGTCGATGCGACGTGATTTGGTGGCTATGTCAGCCTGTACTTGCTGTTGCGTTCGCATCTATGTCTGCTCCTCGTTGCAAGCGCCACTGCTGGCGCGCATGAACGGTTTGAGCAAGACGCATCTCTTCCTGACTCGCTTTAGGCATAGTAGCTTCGTACAGCTTTAGGCATACTTCGAGCTGATCGAGTGCCTGCTTACGAAAGTCACTTAGTCTTTGACGATTTGTTTCGGAGAGTCGTCTGCCCGCCTGCTTCTGCCGCGCTTCATCATTCTTGACAAAACGCGTTGTGAGACTTCGCAGGGCGGACACCACCAATGCGATATGATCTTCGGTTTCAACGTTTTTAGCGTTGACGAAGTCCTCCGCGCTCGGATCAACCATAGCGCGAAGATAGAAATGCTCATCAGACCCGGAATCTAAATAGTCCTGAGCCCGTGAGATTGCGAGTTCCTTGAGACGTTCGGCGTAACCGTCCGTCGCTTCCTTTATCTTTCCTTCTAAATCAAACTCTGTTCCCGTTAGTTTCGATGCGGACGCGGCCATCACTAACTTGCAAACGATACCGCAATACACGCTATCCAGATTCCAGCGAGAATACTCCTGTTCGGATAAAGCCTCTTCAAACAGATCCTTAATCGTCTTTCCACCTACGCTCAAATTCTTAAGCGTGTCGTACTCAACTCCTAACACACGCGCATAGGCTTTCAATTCTGTTGAGGTGGGACGGTATTCCCCGACTAATGACTTAACGACCATACCAGGATCTAACATCGCTTCGCGGGCTAACTTCTTAACAATGTCTTCCTTCGACCGCCCGTTGTCTTCCATGTCAGCAATGCGCTGGTTTAATGTCTTACAAAGCGATCCCTGTTTGACAATTGGAATATCTTCGTCATCCTCAAATGATTTCAGGTAAGATTTCAGGGAAATGGCTTTATTCAAAGGCTCTGCCGGACGGGGAGTCAACGATCCTTCGGCTATCGGCCAGCGAACTATCTCACCATCTTTGTTTTTGACTACTCTGTGACCCGCCGCGCCGCTTGACCAGCCGATTTTTCCAGCTTTGACCCTGCCAAAAAGGAACTTTTCGTACTCATCCTCGATGTCAAGTACGGTCTCGGCAAATATCCCTACCGCATCTCGCTTAGTCTTGAGAGGCCGAAAAGTTCGATCTGCGAACGCTTCAATAGCTTTCAGGGTCTTTTCGTCAACGTCTTTGGCTGATTTGGGTAGAACTGGGAAACCATGCTCGAATAAAGCCTCAGCACCGTCGCCGTCTTTAGGTCCAAGATAGGTTTTTGAGGTAAACCATTCGCCAGTCAGATCCTTTTGGGAGCCATCATCAGAGAATCTGACCAGATAACCACCTACGCGGCCTTTCTCATCGAGGGCTTTGACTGGGTCGCCAAAGTAAATCAGGGTGTCGTTATTCATCTTATGTTGTGCTCTGAATCCAAGTGGCTCCTTGGAAAAAGAAAAGCCCGTCTAGATTCCTCCAGACGGGACATAGCACTAACACAATTTGTTTATTTACGTTTTAGGTGGGGACAACGGGGCTTTAGGCTCAATCTTTCTCAAACCCAAATGTGCAATGACATGCTGGACACTCCATCGGCCAAGTCTCAGACCTTACACTCACAGAGCATTCAGGGCAATTCTTTACTTCGGGAGCGACGTAGTCAGCAAGATAGGTTCTACTAGACATATGTAAACCATCATGTCCCGCCTCTCTCTCACACTTAGCATTGAGTGGCCCGCCGACAGTTGAGCAGCGCTCCTTCGCCACTTCCAACGCCTTCGCCGCAATCTCTCTCATTCCCTCATAACCCTGCTTTAGATTGTCTCTTTCCCCTTCTGTGCGGGCTAAGAGTTCACGGAGATACTGTATCTCTGCTCTCAGGAGTTGGATTAGTTTTGCTTTACGGAAGAACATTTATTGATAATCAAACTCGATAGTGCAACGATCCGACGCTTGACATTCTTGATCTCCTATATCCGGTATCTCATCAAAGGGCATGTATTCGTCGCTTGCCGCGGCCTCACAGCCTGCACAGACGCGATCATCGCCCTCCGTAACTCTTCGTCCGCGTAAGACCCCAGCGTCCATTTCACGGGCTTTGATGCTCAATTCATGAGTGGCCCACGTAGCATCTGCATAGAGCCTGCCCCTCGACCCTACCTGCCCCCAAATCAATGTATCCAGCCTGCTCCCTTGACCTGCTATTACTCCAGCCACGGAATCAGCGTTGACGGGACTTAAACTCTGTACGACTGCGGATACTTCACTTGGAGAGTTAGTTAGTATCGCTTTTTCGATCGCTGAATGAGGAATACTCGGAGCTGCACTTGCTATTGAACCTATTAGATCGTCAGTGGCGTGTCTTGATTCTCTTACGGCCCGCTCGAAGCCATCCAGGTATCCTAACTGTTTGACGATCTTCTCTCCTACACGTTCCCAGCGCTCAGGAGACATCTGATCTTCGCCGCCATAAGCTATGACCCCAGAGGTTCCGTGCATCTCCTGAACCTTCTGACGCATGAACTCAAAGAACGAACCGATCATTACTACCTTCGCTCCGCGCTCAATCAGGGAATCAGATTCAACTTGAATGTCATCTTTGTTTGCTGAAATGTAGTCTTCTAACCATAGTCTTACTTTAGCGGGAGGGATTGGCTTACCACTGCCGTCTTCATATCTTCTTTTTTGGGAATTCCATTTCATTTCCGAGAGGCATTTTGCTCTAAGACTCTCATCGTCTCAGTGAGTTTGTGGTGGTCCTAATCGTATCTACAATCAAAGGCTCAGGCAATTTATTAATCATTTTATTCGGTTCCTCACAATTTACCTATCCACGGCTTCCATGTGCCCCGTGTCTTCTGTAGAAGTTTCTTGGCTCTTATGCAATTCCAGATATGCGGAAGTTGTTCATCAGTACGTCCGCACCAGCACCATGTCTCATAATCGCTATTAAAACTCTTTACTGCCAAAGACTCGATGATGCTCAAAGCCTCAAGGGGATCGGAAAGAGGTTTGAGTTCACTCACTTTTTTATTTCATCTTCCGGATCGTGCGGCTTATCCGCGACCCCTAACAAAATGCTTCCCGCTTCACACTCAAAGCTATGAAACGCTCCCTTTGGCACATCAAACAACGCAGGGGCGGCAACATTCCATTGTTCTATATCTCCAATAATCACTCTCTGCGCTCGACCTGTTAATAACAGGAACTTCTCGTTCTTCTCTCTATGATAATGGTTTCCAATCACTGAATGGGTTTTTATAATGACCGCCTTGGTCATGCAAAATGGCTCATCCGAGATCCACTCGATTAAAGTACGGCGATCATCTTCGTTGATGAGCATTCGAATTTCCCTCAAACAGGAAATGTATATTCAGAGTGAGTACAGTCGGCACAATAACGGCCCTTCTTGATTATCGATCTACAGAGCACACATCGGATCTGTTCATAATTCCGCTCTTCCATTAACTCGCTATCAACCATCCATGCAATCAAATTCTTAAACCTTACTTTAGGTTCGAAGCCTAAAACCCTTTTAGCTTTTGCATAATCACCTAACAGGAGATCGACCTCAGCTGGTCGCATAAATGATTGATCAACTTCAACATGGTCCCGCCAATCCATCCCCAGATAATTAAATGTTTCTTCGACAAACTCCTGCACTGAATGTGTCTCCCCTGTCGCGATTACGAAATCATCAGATTCGGGATGTTGGAGGATCTTCCAGATCCACTCGACATATTCCTTGGCCGAGCCCCAGTCTCGCTGAGCTTCTAAATTCCCTAAATGGAGTTTTGACTGTCGACCCTGCTTAATCGCGACCGCACCTTGAACCACTTTCATGCTCAGAAATGTATCACCACGTCGTGGGCTTTCGTGATTGAACAGAATTCCATTCGATACGTTCAATCCATAACCCTCTCGATACGCACGACCCAAATAGAAAGCGAATGTCTTTGAGCATCCATAAGGACTACGAGGGTAGAAGGGTGTTTGCTCATTCTGAGGTACAGTCTGGACTTTTCCAAACATTTCACTCGATGAGGCTTGATACACTCGCGCATCAGGTACATGTAATCTTACTGCCTCAAGTAACCGCGCAAACCCGACAGCGGTGATATCAGCCGTGCTGGCGGGTACGTCATAACTAATCCTTACTTGGCTTAAAGCAGCAAGGTTGTAAATCTCATCAGGTTGGGTTTTACGAATGATGTTTGAGAGACTGAGACCATCTGACATGTCTCCGTAGTGAAGGGTTAGTTTTGGGTTGGCGATCAGGTGTTCAATGCGCCAGAGATTGTTTGTACTTGAACGGCGGATAAGACCGTGGACGGTGTAGTCTTTGGAGAGAAGTAGTTCGGCAAGGTAAGAGCCGTCTTGGCCAGAGATTCCAGTGATGAGAGCTTTAATCACTTTTCGGCGGTTCCCCACTATCTGTAGAGATTACGTTTGGGCGTGACCATTACTTCGATACAACCCTCGCGCTTCCCTTGGCACTCGAGCAATCCAGCTCTCCCTCATGGCTACCTTCTCTTCATCTGTAGGGGTGCCATCCATTAAATACTTCATTAGCGGATCGCCGTCTTTATTGACCCGATCAGCCAACATTTCAGCCTGTACCTTTTGTTGTTCGGCCTTGATATCGGTGATGTAAACGTCATCAATCGTCTCATCAACAGGTAAATTAGCGTCCACGCGGGCCTCGGAGCGTTTCATCCACCCCGCTTGAAAGGCTATTGAATTGCGCTTAAATTGATCGGTTTTGTCTTCCTGCAACGCTCGAACCTCGTTCTTTTTATAGCGAATCTCCTGATTCTCTTTTAAGACTCCACGCTCTTGAAAATAGAATGTTAGCTCTTCAGAGAAGTAGTCCCATAATGGAACCAGATAGCCCTCAGTAGCGTCTTCCCCTAACTCCTTGGCGTTGGTGTATGTGTTGTTCTTAATCCCAATATTGAGACCTAAAGCAGAAGCAGGAATACCAATCACAGAAGCTAAGCGTGATTCAGGAATGTCTCGAAGTACGGTCAGATCCAACTTCTTTGGTTCGAATGTGAGAGGTTGAACCTCCAGACCTTTCGTGGCAAGTATCGCTTTCCCTCGATTCGCGCCTGAGCGCATCGCGTCAAACTCTTCTTTCAGAAACTTCCGTTCCTCTGAGGTCATCCCGGTCGCGCCCTCTTTAGGAATCAACATAAATTCAGGGATACCCGAATTAGTCATCAACGCAGCAGAGAAGTTTCCTATCTCATTGTCTGTATAAATTTCTCTTAGTAATGCACCTAAAGGTGACATGCCCTTGCGAGAATTCCACGGGTCTATCCCATCTCGAAAGTGAATAACCTCCTCAACGTCCAAAGGTATTGGAGTACCATCAACAATGTAGTCGTACCAGCCTATGAATTGAGTTGGGCTATCCCATCTGGGTTCCATCATCCAGAAAGGTATTGGCCAGATTGCTAAAGGCTCACCAGCAGAATTAGCAAACACTCTCCAGTAAACATTCCCTGAGATAATCCAGTTCAATCCAATAGCTTTAGCCATCGTTTTCCCTGAATAAAATGGGTTAGGTCTCTTTAATGCTTTAGTAATCGGATGTCCTAATACCTCCGTCGCCTTCCCGTCTTTATCAATATCAAACACACCTACAGGAGCCTCAGGAAATCTGCGGCCAACCCAGTTAACCGCAGTCATCACCAAAGAGGATTGTCTTAGTTTCTGAATGTCTCCGACTTCGGCGGCATAGTTAATTTCCGAGCGCGTACCACGAAAGAAGTCGATCCATGATCCAAAACCTCCATACCCATAGGTCTGAGGAAACCTCATTAACCTGGAGATCGCTGCTCTGATTGAAGAAAAGAATGTCATAGACTATAAAACCTTAATGGCTCCTCACCGGGATAAAACGCTAGGTTCAGTCCGTCAGCGAGATCGGGTGAATACCCTAGCCGTGCTTTCATTTGCGCCTTATCCTCAACAATTTTTTGACCGGGAGATTTGTACTTCGGAGCCGATAACTCACGCTCTAATCGTTCTCTTATGTCTTTCCGTAACCTCGATAGATCCAGCCTCTTCTCCTTAGCCCTGTCTCGCGTATCAAACCACAATTCAGATCGTTTGTTTTTATACTGTTCTTCGTTATGGGCTTTTGAGGATGAGTTAACTGGCGTCACCGTATAACCCTCAGCCTTCAAATGATCATACGGCCCTGACCCTAACCCTCCGGTCACATCAATCTTTATTTGTATGTCCTTAGCGTTCTCTCCCGCGCACAATCGAGCAGCGTCTTTCAGAGCTGTTTCAACCTCTATGTTATCCATTTTGCGGAGTTCTTTAGCATCTAACGCGCAGGAACCGCGCCTTGTAAAGATCGTTGTTCGATCATCACCGAACCTTGCTATGTCACACCCGATTTCAAACTTATCAATCTCTAAAGGTTCCAGTCTCGGTTGCGATCTTAACCACGCTTTCGGGATCACTTGCTGATCGGCTTGTGTTGGAAATTCACCAAGAACACGACCTTGAAAGTAAGCAGTCGGCATATAAATCCACCTTTCGTCTTCTACCGCTCTTCCTTCCAAAGCGTTCTTTATTTGCGGTAAAGCATAAAACTCGAAGGCATCCTCAACTAATTTATCAACGACCTCGCATTCCTTTTCCAGCATTTCGTATAACCACAACAAGCGAACGGCGTCAGGAAACGGGGGATCTTCCCCTTTAAGTTCTGCCAGAATGTTTGGGTGTTCTAACGCTGAGATAGACATTGTGTTGTAAAGATTTGACTCTGAGGCTAAGCCAAACTCTGTAGCCTCGTCCGTTGGGTTTCCGATAGCGAATACTCGACAATCGGGGTGTGTCATCAAACCGCCCGCCGCGTCCCATATGTACTTCGGAACGCCCACACCCTCCTCGATAACAATCAGGATCGGCGCTGAGTGCTCACCCTGAAATCCCTCGCCCTTTTCTGCGTTCAGCGCTTTTACAAAGTGATCGCCTTCTCTGGCCTTTTCGGCGTCCTTAATAATCCTCTCCAACACAATACCTGAAAGGTTCTTCGCCCTACGCAGCGTCTTTAATTGTTTGAATGTCAGCCCGAAGGACTGGTCCCAGGTTGGAGCTGTGATGTATCCAATGTGCTGACTCCAGCAGTCATACCACCATGATTCAGCAACCGCGGCTGTGAAGGTTTTCCCTACAGCATGAGAGGCTTTAACTAACGTGTAGCGATTATCACAGATGCTTTGCAGCATCCTGTCCTGATCAGGAGTGAGAGAAACGCCGAGGATGTCGTGAGCGTATCCTTGGGGATTATGCTGGTATTTATTAAGTGGATTAGTGAACTGTTTCGCTCGGAGTTTGGCTAGTGCCTGCCTCTTGATCGGCTCCGGCCACTCGCGCCAGTTCTCGCTCAAGGGCTGCATCTAAATCCTCCGGCTGTGCAATCTCAAGTTTGTCAACAAACAGCTTGTGATATTTGCCAACCAATTCCAGGGCTTTCAATTTATCGCCTAGTCTGAGTTTAACGTCTACGGTGTTTCCGTCTTTGTCGGTAATGATTTCTATAAACTCTCGCCAATCGGCAAACGCTACATCTGAGAGTTCTGCGAGCACTTGATTGGCTGAAAGTATTGTTGAGCGAAGCCGCTGATCAATCGCAGCCCTTATATAAGGTTTTGCAAGGTTTTCAGCCGCAACCTGACGAAGAGTTGCATCATTGCCCTTATAGCCCGCCAATTTAGCCGCTTCGCGCCCGTTTCGCGTAATTAAATACTGCTCTACGAACAACGTTTGTTTCAGACTTAGCTTCATCTAGGCGACCTGTCATTTTGGCTGGCCTTTTTCACCATTCCTCATACCAACAAACTCAACACGACAAACCCAAATCCAGCGTCTCTCCAGCTAGCCTTAGGAACCCCAAAGGTAGCCAGCGCAAAACAAACTAGAGCTAAAAGTAAACAAATGTATTTAGCTGATAGCATTTTCAGTCCTCCCTTGGTTTGTCGAGTTCGCTGTACTTGATGCCATGTAATTCCATAATCGCCAGCATCCTCCGTTCCTGCGCTTCGTGGTGACGACCTCGTATTTCACACAAATCAAGTTGCTTTCTTAGCTCGAAGTTGATCTCTGTTAATTCGTCAATGCGATCCCATGCGAGGTTGACTGTCTCACCGTCTAACCTTCTTGCCTCTGCCCGCGTCTTCTCTGCGCTAGCCTCAAGGATCAATATCTCAGGCTTAACTTTCTGTCGATTCAGAAACCATGTAATCAAAGAACCTATTCCACCAGCAACACCTATTGCTAAAAGATACAGAACGTCAATCAGTGCACGAGAGGAGGCTGTGGGGGTTTCTTGCATTATTTCTCATGCGGTCTTTGCTCTGAACCTCTCAACAATAGGATCGGTTTCATGGATCTTTTCTCGTAACCGATCGATGCCGCTGCGAGGTACGGCTACAAATGGAAGCATCACCCCTCTGCGATACCACGCTGCCGCCTCCGACATGGGTACATCATTACTTTGATACTGAACAGTCTCCTCGGGTAACGCACAATTGAAAGGAATTGGCTTTACTGCGCCCCCGTCACACTTTGCTGCCCATCTGGCTTCACCTTCATCATCGAATACTCCCCGATATTCGATTGAGGCGTAACTCTTCCCGTCATGATCACGAGCTGCAAATCCGCGCCACCGAAAGTACCGGCGCAGCAACCAACGAAGCCACGGATTCGGTTCTACCGACTCCAACGGTTTGCGTTGGGTTACTAGCCAAAGATTTCTAACTTCCCACATTACGGAGCATCCGGATCCGGGGGAGGATTGCTCTTTCCTGGGTCCTCTGGAACTCCGGGATCGTCGCCGTCTGCGGGTTCTATCGGTGGCTCGACTGGCGTGTCGGGATGTTCGGGATGTTCTGGCTTGTCTTTCGGATCTTCCATTGTTCACGTTCTCCTCTGCTTTCAAATTCCTCAAATCATCTTTTGATGTCTGTTCTCAGTTCGGCAATCTGTCGTTCGATCCTCAAATAGTACTCTGAAAGCTGCGAGGTGACTTCTCGGCGAAAGTCATGACGCTTCTCAACGGCATCCTGCGTTGTGGCGTCTATTCGCCCTTCCAATTTATCAAAACGGCTTCGCAAATCAGTTAGAAACCAACTCAGGACCGCCATCAATACCGTGACAGCTGCGGCAAATAAAGCTAGAGCAATTGCAGCAATAGTTTGCGGGAGATCCGCGGCTATAAATTGGGGGAAGTTCATTAGCTTTCGTATGCATGTCCTCTCTCAACGATGCCGTGACGGTTTGAGGAAAGTCACTACCCGTCGCCCCAGCGGGTACTCAGTGAACTTTCCCCCTGCTTGCTCACTTGCC